GAGCTTGAGACTCAGTCCCTCAACTCCGTGGTCGCGGGTTTCTCCTTCGCCGCGGCGATGTCCTGGATGGACTTCGTTCGGTGGGTCATTACCCAGGTCGTAAAGGTCCCCAAGAACGGTGGTTCCCAGTACGCCCTCACCGCCCTCTTCACCACTCTCCTTTCGGTGATTGTTTACAAGGTTGTCTCTATGGTTTCGACCCGTGTCTCGAAGCCAGCGCAGCCAGTCTTCGCGGTCACCCGCTAATTGGGCTTTCGTTTCATCAGGGTAAGTACGAGGGTACCTACCAGGACGATAATCAGAATATAAATATACTCTTTCCATTCATAAGCAGTCTCAAGTGTGGGAACGCTTATGTGTGTTTCCGCCTCAGGTACAGGCACCTTAGCAGTACCTTCTAATTTATCGGTAGAACATGTAATGTTAAATTTCATAATATGATCTTGATTCCTAAAATCGTAGGGAATGAGACGTCCGTGACTCATGTAGAAAAATTCAACTTTAACATCTCGAACAATCTTTTGTGCTCCGGTGTGAAACCTATGTACGATAGAGTCATCACCACCATTTATATTTATAAAATCCGAACCATCCAGGAGCATATGCCCAGTGTAGAATGGAGTTGAAGAGTAAACAGTTTTAGTGAATTCATCCGAACCCGAGGTGAGTTTCAGAATGATAGAGTTTGGTCCACTGATGTTCACAGAACCAGTGGTGAGAGATGCACCGATACTGGAGTGATTATTAGAACTCAAGCCCAACACCTGGTGGGGTGTTGTCGTGGGAGACGTGTTACTAGAATATCCATTTATTCCATCATAAAATTCAAATGTAAAAGTGTTGGATGTCCCTACATTTGAAAATGTAAGGGCATTTGTATCTGTATCGAATACAACACTACTTATATTGGAGTCTGGTGGTGCGAGGAGTGTTTCAAGATCTGATGCCAATTCAGTGCCATTGGTGTAATTGGTTTCCCCCAATGAAAAAACATTTCCATTTACACCGAAGGTTTTGTTTGTACCACACGTTATCAATTGGGGGGTGGCGATGCGCGCAGATACGAGGGAAATCTCAGAAACATCGTATATGGGGTTTTTGAGATGAATCACGTAGCTATTAGCATTTGGATACACACTCGTATCTCTCTCACTACTATCTATATCTAAGGTATGGACCTTCATTAAAATTACAGTATATAATTTTAATGATTGTTTTTTTCAGTAAGCATTTAAATTAATAGGAAAGAGAATGGGCGAGGGGGTTGTTCTGAAGCTGCCTCTTCGCAATGTCTAGGGATGCTGTATTGGGATTCGCGTTACCCTTGTACGAGTTGAACTGATGGAAGGGCTTCTGTTGGTATGTTTGGGTCCACCCACCATTCGCAGCGTTCATACGACCATCCACCCGAGATGTATCACTGCGAACCGCTGTGAGACGTCCACCCTGCTTGAGAGCACTCTCACGGACGTTCATGCGACCGGCGTTACCCATACGGTTGGCCTTACCGCGTCGGTCTTCTGGACGGAAGCCATACTTCATGAGTTCCTCGTTTGATCGCGCCGACGCAACCTTAGCCGCAGCTGTGTTGGTGTAAGCACCTCTAAAGTTGGAAATACCTGGGGCTGGTTGATTGTTGTACATATACTGTTCATCGTTGCGGTCACCCCTGAAGCGGGTTGGGTCCTGGGACATAGTTTGGGCTGGGACGAAGCGTTTAGCACCATTGAAGCCTAGCCCATCTGTACGGAGACCAGTTTCGGAACGGTTTGTGGTTCTCTTGGTCTTTTCATGTTCGTTTCTTGGAACGACACCCGACATACCTTGGGCACGTCCGGGCATCGTGGGTAAACGGCTTGGAAGGTGAGCGGTGGTCTCTGGTTTGTTGTGGGTCAGCTGACCAACGACCGCCGAGCGTCCACCAGTGGTATCCGCGGCTGGACCTGCACGACCGGGTAAAGTTGTAAGTCTGTACTCACCCACATTTACAGGGTTCACCCTGAACATTTGTTGGTATCCACCTGTCGCTGGGACATTTGCGTCAACACCTAGACCGGGACCAACAAGTTGCTTCTCCACGGGGGAAAGGTTGTTCATTCGCCCTTGGTCATACATACGATTCCTCATGTTGAGGATTTCCTGACCACCAGTCCGTTGTTGCATTGATATATCTGCGAATGAGTTCATTTCCCTCTTATGGGGAATACCTGTTCGGGTCAAAAAATCATTCTCCTTAAATTCTACATTTATTTCTGGTTCAGGGACAATTTCTGTTTCAGCCTTCGCCTGTGGGGCTTCAGACTTGGGACTTTTACTCAAGTTCCTACCAGCATATACAAGACCTGCTACGGCCAAGAGCGATATGGGATCAGCCATTCTTACTTCTTGTTAATATTTTTATTAACGTACCTTTGCTGAAAGAGACCATTTTGGACATCGGCTCGGGTACTCGATGGTTCGTAACTCATTGTTCGGAGTGGCACCTTACACTCCATGTTGTTCAGTGGGAAGAGGTTACGTTCATAAGTTTGAACAATAGTCTTATTAAAACGGGATGTGCTTTGGGGACGAAGTTGATCACTCGTATCTATGTACTGCGCTGGAGAACCCTTACCCGCCCTGTATGGAGCTGTACCATACAACATTGTATTGGGTCTACCCCCATCACCATTGAGGGTGCTGGGCTGAGGATACACAAAAACCTCGTCAGTCGCTTTCACTGGGGCGATGGCACCGGTATTTTGAACTATGGAAAGACCAGGTTGGAGCTGATACGCCATTTATTATTACACAAGAATATTAATCTAACTATAGGTTCCACCCCTGGGACCCCTAATGTCCCCATCATGACCAATTCCCGCGAACGCCTCCAACTGGACCCCCCTCGCATTGGGGTCACAGAAACGGGTATTACTCTTACACATGGGTCCATTTTTTGGACCATATAGCCACTCTGCAAACGCAGTCTGGTCTCCGGGTATCTTAGTCACTGGATTCGAAATAAACTGACGAGCGAGACCGTTACGCTGATATTTGGGTAAAGGAGACCTAGAACGCCCAGAATCGTAGGAAACCGTCGCACCCGCATTAGGTTTCACGGTAGCGTAGTAGCATGCCTCTAATCGGTTGGGTGCGTCCACGTAGTCCGACATGAGAACGTTACCCATTGGGTTATCTTGGGTGGGCCTTTGACACTTTTGACCACACACAGTCTTCATACCGTACCCCTCCTTGACCATCTTCGACTTGTAAAGAACGTACACTACCGATAATACCGTCGCCCCTAGGACAAATACCCTTGGGTCACGACGGGTGAGGTAGAGAATACAGGTTGTATAAATCACAAAACGAGAGGTTGCGTTTACTCTATCTTCTGGGGTTTGTTCACCTGTTGGCCAAAATTCAGAAACCTTATCGACATTCAAAAGTTCTTGGGGTTCGTCAAACCAAGCCTTCATTTAGTATAGGCGAAGGTTTATTTTTTTGGGAGACCACCAAGCATTCCACCCATCATCTTCATCAGCGCATCCTGGTCAATACCACCATCTCCATCCTGCATCTTGTCGGCACATTCCTTGGCGATACCCTCAATCATAGAAAGTGTGTCTTCTGGAATAGAAGTAATCGTGGTACCAAGCATGTACAATGTCTGTAGATACTGCCATGTCACGTCACGCGTGTTTGTAGTCATGCGTTCCCAGTATCCCTTAATGTTCAGATCCTTTAGGAAATCGATAGTCTCAATCTCCGTAAGTAGGAAGGTCTCATCCTTTGTGGAAATCTTATCCGCATAGGGAGATACCCCCTTCATAAAAGCATCCACGACGAGGCGCGGGTTGGTGCTCTTGAGTAAATCAAAAGAAGTTAACATCTTCTTGATGCCCTTTTCATCTGGAAAAGTCTTGTGCAATTCCACAAGAAATTGACTCATCATATCGTTAAACGCAGTAACGGACGCCATTTCTTATTTTGGGGGTGTAATCTTTAAGTTTAGAAAGGGTCGCTGGAAATAGCTTCCTTCTTACCAAGTCCCTGTGAAACTATAAAGAACACGAGAATCGCATTGAGGACAGCGGGCTTCGTGTACTTGTTAAGTTCCAACTTACCTTCATTATTGAGAGTTGCCTTGAGGTGAATGTAAGCAGCGGTGATACCACCAGCTATGAGACCGGCAGTCATCGGGTCACGTAAATAGTCGGAGAGTTCCATTTAATTATACCTGGGATTTTTTGTACGCCTCTCGGGTGCATCACCAAATAGGACACCTTCATCTTCACCCTGGGGTTCCTGCTCTGGTTCTGGAACCGAAACATTCGTAATAGTCTTGAACTCATTTTCGAGTCCTGTGGGGGGGAGCTCCGCACCCGTCTCCTGTGCGGTAAAGTCACCCATCGGGGGCTCCTCGTCGCCCATTGGGGGCTCCTCGCCGCCCATCGGGGGCTCCTCGTCGCCCATTGGGGGTGCCTCTGGTTCAGATGCCCCGAATGGATCCGCTTCATCGAATTCTGGGTCTGGGGTGTCCTCAACATCTCCATCCAGATCGATGTCTCTGGAATCTTGGCCCATGTAGGTCTGGAGAATCTGTTGTACGGGGATTAATTCCTTCACCGTGGCTTCGATGCACACACAAAATCGGAGAGATAACTTCTCATCCCGGGTATATTCACTCTGTTCATCGTGGAAAATGTAGGGATCCCTATAGAGGTCCTTTGCGACATTATTGTAGCAGGTCTGAATGAACACCTCATTTGTTGGGAGCTTGAGGGCAATCTTCTTGTTGTCCGACTTGAGGCGGACGGCGGAGAGAATTTTAGTACACGCGACGAAAACAGCTGCGAGGAGGTCACTAAACCAGGCACACCTATTCGCGATATTGTCAGAATGCTGCTTAGACATCGCGTTGGACCAGTTTGGCACCTCCTTGAGGAGCTTCTGGTACATCACGAGAACCTTCCTCCCCTTGGACAGAGTGACAGCCTCGTTGTACATATCCTGAAAAACTTCAATCATAGCTGGGCACATAATGAGACAGAGCTGTCCCATGTACTCTTTCTTGGCTTCTACGAGTACATTCAAATTATCCATTTATGATTAAAGGGGTTTTTAAAATCACTTTTTCCTACGCACCTCCCCGCCTGTATTGATTCGCCATCTTCTTGAGGTTCATAAGATTTGGGAAATCACCTTCATCCTCACTTTCTTTCTTCTCTGGTTTCTTCTTGGTGATTATCCAACTCACGTAGATGTCATATTCACTCACCAGACGAACCGTGAATCCACCCAAGTGAAATTGTCTGGCGATGTACTTCGCCGCCGCAGCTCTGTCAAACACGGGGTACCCAATCAAAAAATGGGGGATAGTCATGAAAAGTTGTTTGTGACCAAGTTCAACAGATTGTTTAATTTTAGCTGAAAATTGTTCGTATATCTTTGTATAAATTTCCTTTTTGATTTTCTTTTTCTTTTCATCGATTTTCACAACATCGTTGATGCTAATCATTACAATTACTGTAACTTATTTTTTACAGAATCCAACTCACTCTTGGTTGGTGCAGCCTTCTCCTTGACGAGGTTGTACTCAATAAATTCCTTACCCTCAGAGTCGTTTACAAATGGTCCCACGTTTGTAGGAACCTGGACACCCATAGGCTGGGAACGGAGAGAAAGAAGTGTCGGTGGCTTGTTGCCAACCACCTCGAAGGATGCAACCGTAGAGAAACCAAATGAGAATCCACCATTCTTTACAACCATGAACATACATTCATATATAGTACCCTTATCACTGTCTTCGCCTGTGTATACATATTTCTTGATCGCAGTGGTTTCGATTATATAGGTATTCGCCCCTGTACGTTTGGAGATCTCTTTATTTGCCCGAAGAACAAACTCCTGCATCATATCATTGTCAATATTCGCCTCAGATTCATCATAGTCGGAAAGGTCTGGTCTGGGATCATCCAACTTGATATTTCCAATTGGTTTGGTGTACCCAGCGAACCCGAACATCTCCCGCTTGGACATCAGGATAAAAAATAACACAACCAGTGGAAGTATATAAATATATTTCATCTTTACTATAATGCGTTAATATTTTTTTAGAAAATACAATCTATATAATATATGTCTCTGCTGATATACAGCCCGAGATGTAAACATTCAATGGATGTAATCGAATATATTAACAAACATCAACAGTTGAAACAGCTTGTACATTATCATAACATAAACACACAGGGTATACCACCAAACTATAAGACTAAGATTAACCGGGTTCCCACCATGCTCACGAAAAATGGTAAAATCCTCGTGGGTAACGAAATAAAAAATTGGCTAGACTCACTTTTACCTGCACGTGAGGTAAGTTCTGGTGGTTTGGGTGGTATGGGATGCTCAATGTCTTCAATCGATGGTGGGGTTGAGTCAGACTTGTTTACGTTAGATGATTATGGAAAATCACTTCAACCAGCGATGACCAAGGAGCTCGAAGAGAAAATCAGTAGGGATGTTTCGAAGGGTGATGTTTATACAGATTTAAAGATGTGACGCATGTAATTTATTAGATATGAAACTTGTGACCATTCAGGCATCAGCTTTTAAGTCAACATTCGAGGTACTCAAGGACATACTGAATGATGTAAACATCTACTTTAAACCACATGGAATGTATATCGTCACTTTGGACACAGCGAGAACTTCCCTCATTGATATGTTTTTAGCTGCCGATAATTTTGAAGAATATGAATGTACCCAAGATGAAATCATCGCGGGAATAAATATTTCAAACACTTTTAAACTTCTCAAAACAATTACAAATAACGATGTCCTCAAAATTGAAATCAATTCAAAAGAATATATGGATATCGGAATCACCAGTGAAACTAAAAAGACTCAAACGAAATTTCAACTCAAATTGTTGGACATCAATGAAAGTCGAATTGAAGTTCCCGAAGTTACTATGACCACTGTGACCACACTCCCCTCTGTAGACTTTCAAAGGCTGTGTCGTGATATGGGTAACATTGGTTCCGAAATAGAAATAAAACGGTCGGGAAATAAAATTAAACTTCGTTGTGAAGGTGATTTTGCAAATCAGGAAACAATTATCGATTGTCAAGACGAAAGTCCTGATATTGTAGGTCTTTACAGTTTGAGGTACCTGAATATTTTTACAAAGGCGACGAGTATGTGTGCGTCTGTGCAAATTATACAGGAAACTGGAAATAGGTTTTTAATTTTAAAGTACAATGTTGCAAATTTGGGGGAACTCAAATTTTACCTAGCAACTAAGGTATCTGAAGATCAGTTGTAAAACCATGTAAAGTGGATACAATCTTTTTCATTCCCAAACTACCTTTGAGCATTATTTTGGGAAATCTTTCTTTCAATGTTTCTATATCGTAATACAAAAAGTGGTAAATAGAAACCTTTTGTCCATGGAAATCATTCTGGGTCCCCTATAGCGTTTCACCTTTTCAGTAATGTCTCTGACCGGTTTATCATCATGGTCAATCAACCAGACACTATTCAAAGGGATGCTAAATTTCATATCCGTATTTTCATCAACACCAGGTTTAAAGTTTAAATCGTTCGTGACAGCTATATAGGTGTGTCCATTGAATGAATATTTTACACGGAGGATCGTATACTTTACATTCTGCGGAATCGTGGTATTTCTAAAATTTCGACGTGTTGCATTTACAAAAAACTCTTCCAAGGTACCATCCCAATCCTTACTCTCCTTTTTCCAGAAATCGTCTTCAATCAGATACTTCATATCAGGCTCTATCGCATATTCAATTTCTTCAGACAGTATATAGTTGTCTGGAAGTGTGGTTAATTTCCTGAATAAATGATAAATAAAGCTTAAAAGTTTGAACAACATTTCTTTATATAATGGAAGGAAACTTTTTAAGTAGATATAACAACAAGATGGAAGAATGGACGACGGCCATATCTACAGACCCAGTCAATAAAGGCAGGTATGAATCTGAAATGTCAGAATATGTGATTAAATGTATGCCCTACATGCATCAACATATCGATGAAGCTGAAGACGAGACTCATACAAATAATATTTTCAATATGAAAGAAACGGTCGGTCTCAAAAGAAAGGATATTTTTACAGAATATTTGGTAGATGTAGAGAAACAAAATATAAATCGACCAATAGTTAGAAAACCTATAGATATATGTAAAACATGTCCAGATAGTAATATACTTTCTCTGTATGATACTAGTGACCTTGTATGTGATTCGTGTGGTTTAGTTATAGCCAATTTAGTGAACCAGGAACTTACATATAGAGAGGAACAAGAAACATCTGAAAAGGTTATCAATTATTCATACAAGAGGGAAAATCACTTTAATGAATGGTTATCACAATTTCAAGCACAAGAGATGACATGTATACCCGAAGAGGTCATTGAACAGTTGAGATCGGAATTGAAAAAGATGAAAATAAAAAAACTTGAGGACATTACACATGCAAAAATTAGAGGTTTATTAAAAAAACTAAGACTTAATAAATACTACGAACACGTTCCCTATATCACCAATATTCTTAATGGCATTAAACCTCCAAACATGCCACCGGAATTAGAAGAATACCTACGAATTATGTTCAAGGACATCCAAAAACCCTTTGATGATAACTGCCCCACAGAAAGGAAAAACTTTCTCAGTTACTCCTACGTCCTCTATAAATTCTGCGAACTCCTAGGGGAAGATGATTATCTCCAATACTTTCCACTCCTCAAGTCGAAAGAAAAATTATACCAACAAGACGTCATATGGAAAAAGATATGCCACGATCTTAGATGGGAGTTTATTGCAACTGTTTAGGACATCGTGCGCTCATGCGCGTTGTGCGAGCTGGAGAACCACCTCTCGGTCTTTTCCGTCGCCTAAATGTCCTCATG